CCTTCGTCCTCCACTAATTTCTTATGAAGACTAAAAGCAGTAAAAGTCATAGGTTCATCACTTCCAAACCATGAATTTTTTGAAGCCCAGTCTTCAGCTTTTGGATCCGGAGGAGCCGCGGCGGGTGTACGGGGCATAGGGGGCGGAACATGAGGTGCCGCTTGTCCTGGCTTCGTTTGATCTTGATATCTTTTAAAATTTTCATATTGTGTACTTTGATTTGAATAATGAGCCAATAATTTTTGTGCTTCAATTTCTTTATCTACATCTCCTGCTTCTCGTGCAGCTTTTAATGATGCTGTTGCACCATCTAAACCAGTTTTAGCAGACTGTCCAAATTGCTCTAAATATTGTTGTTCTCGCGTTGTTAGTTTAGTTTTTAATTTACTTTGTTCGGAAACAACATTACGTGCATATTCAGTTGCAGTATCGCGTTGTCGTTCTGCTTCACGCAATTTTCGGGTAAGTTTACCAATACGTTTTTGAACGCCTTCACTATACTCTTCAATTTCTTTTTCTTGGGTAGTAGTTTCTTTTAGTTTTGTTTCTTCAGCTTTTGGTTCTTCTTTTGGTTCCTCTACAACTTCTGTTACATTTTCATTTTCTTTGACTTCTACAACAGAGTCTTCGTTGGTTTTTTTCTCTTCTGGTAAATGAACATCAAATGCATTGCCTGTATCATCAATGTCAACTAATGAATCATCTTTGGTTTTTGGTGGCATAGTTTCCTCCTATGGGTTAAAATAAATGAAGTATATCGTCTGGATCTTTAATTGTTGCGAGCACTTCATCGTCATTTAATATTCTTACTTCCCCACCTTCTATATGAAATCGCGAACCAGCATATCGCGCGTGCAAAATCCATTCCCCTTTTTTACACCACGCACCAGTTGGAAATTTCTCTTCGTCCTTATAGGCTAAAGACCCTACAGCTAAAACATAACTACAGACTGTTGCAACTTGTTGTCGTTCTAATGTTGAATCCGAAAGATACAAGCCTCCCTTTGTTTTACTTACTCCTCTAAAAGGCAATACTAATAATCGCCATCCTGTTGGAATGGGTAACTTACCAGAAACAGATTGTTTTAAATCTTCAAAAGATTTTTCTTCTTTTGCTTTTTCTTCATTTAATTTATTTTCTAATGCATGAACGCGTGCCGGAATCGGCTCATTAGAATTAGTTTCCTGAATTTTGTTCGTCGTCATAAGCTCCTTTTTTAAGCAAGTTAGAGAGTTCTTGTAAGCTTTCACTATAAGCTTTTCGTTGTCCTATTAAATACTGGTATTTCTCTAAGTTGTCAACCCCTTGAAGAATAGTTTCTTCAACAGAGGATATTCTCTCTTTAAGTTCTCGCTGGAACTTATAGATAAGATTCATTTCATCCATTACGTACCTACGATCGTAAAGAAGATAAAAATAAACATATATGGTAGAATTTCAATCATTATTTCTTCATCATTTTAGCAGCGCTTGATACTCCCTTTATACCAAAACTCGCTGATATGGCAATATATAAAAGATGTTGATAGTACTCAGGTAATTCTTGGAGAGCAATAAATCCAGTCTTTACAAACTCAGTACAGCCGGGAATAAAAACGAGAACAGCAGGAAACAGAAGTACAATAAGACTTACTTCGTCTTTCCAAGATCCTTGCATCTGACCAACAGCAGTCTTTTCCCATTCAACCTTACCTGCTATTTGTTGTTCCATTAAAGCAGTGTCCGCTTTAATTTTAGTAAGCTTCTGCTCTGCCTTTGCTTTTTTAGTTGCGACAATGCCTTTTACAGCCTCACCCGCAACACCGAGCAACGGTTTTATTAGTAAATGAAACATAAACTATTTCTTTTTTTGATCAACGCCTTCAACGGCTTTAACAGGAGTATACGTAGTACCGCCAATCCAGCTTGCACTTTGTTTCCTATCTGGACGTACAGCACCTTGACCTTTAATGACAACTGTTTGTGTATCTTTTGCACTTGTCATTTCAATATCAACAGGAGAGCAATAGCCATCAACCATTTTTCCAGGTATTTTAACTGATCCAGGATTTTTAAATGGAGAAGTCTTGTAAGAGTTTCCACCCTTTCCAATAAATTTTCCACCTAATCCCATGACTACATTTTTTACCATTTTATCCTCGTAATTTACTTAAAGTTTTTGCTAAGTTTGCTTGTTTAACTGTGCGCGAGCTATAATCTTTAGGATTACCTCGTACTTTTTTTCCAAATGCTGCTGTACTCATGTTAGCTGCTTTTGCTTTTTTTGTAAAGGCTCCAGGACGTTTAATTGCTTTTTGAATCCATTTACCATCTGCTGCTTTTACACGGCCCCCTCTTTTATACAAATCTTCTCTTGTACTCATTGGTTTAGCAGCGCGTGGATTATAAAATTGTGGTGGCATTATCTTCCTCCGCGTCCACCTTTGGCTTTCTTGATTCTGCCGCCTTTTTTAGCCATCGTGCTGACTGCAGAATAAGGACGTCTTCCAAGTGCGCGTTCCATGCCTTTACTTTCTGCTCTCCGCGCTGCAAGGTTTCCAGTTACTCCTCTGTTTCTTGCTCCCAAAGATTCATCCAGTCGTGCATTGTATCCTTGACCACCAACTCTTAATTTTGCTCTACCACCTTTTTTATAAGTTGTCGTTGGTCGTCTTTTAGATTTCATAACGTCTTGGTCTCTTGTCCATACTTTTCCTACCATCTTTTCCTCCTTAATCGAATATAATTGTTGCTAAGTCGCAATTGGTGACATCACCATAAATGCCTTCGGTAAATAAAATACCATCTTCAGCAATGTACTCATTCCATGTATCACCATCAGAAGCACCCCACTGCATTTGATATTTAAGTGTGCCTGTTGCATCAGAGCCATCATATAATTTAATAATAGCATTCGCCCCTGTAGCTAAACCAGAAACACCCTTCACGCGCGCACGCGCGATAGCAACCGTTCCACCGATCGCAGTCTTAAATGTAGCATCAGCTGTGATGATTGATTGTTTTACATCTGTTGTTGACATAACTATTTACCTTTATCTTGACGAGAACCAGTACTGCTGCTATCGAATTTTTCATAGCGTGCTAGATTTTTAGTCCCTTCAAAATTTCGTTTTACATCGACACCTGCAGTCACTTTTCCACCTTGTGGTTTTAAAGGACCCGGTTCTCCATAATAAACTTCTTTTGCAATTCCCATAATAATTACCTATTAGTTATTTGTTTCGTTTTAACATAACACCACCGCTCTTGGCAATAACTTTCTTGCCATATTTTTTAGTCCAACGGTCCGCAATCTCAGGGTGGTTCTTCCACAGATAGCGACGCTGTTTTATTGACTTAAAGGGCATTACCGACCTTTCAATGTACGGACATCATACCGTTTTGTCAAGTCTGACTGGCGTTTTGCCTTATTAGCAAGATGTTGTTTATCCATCGTGACCTTCGCTCTTAGATTAGCAATATCCTCTGTTTGCTCCATTTTATCCCGAGCAAGACGATCACCTTGCAGAAGTTTGACCTTGTCTAAATTAATGCGCGCCTCATCATCTTTCGCTTTACGTTCATTCTCCATGGCCTTTAAATCTAGTTCTTGTGCTTTTAATTTCACCAGTGGATCCCCATCAAGCATATTATTTATTTTCTTCTCTTCGTTTAAGAACTCTTCGGTTAATTCTGCAATCAAGACTGCAATACGCGATTCCACTTTATTTTGCAGAGCCTCTAATTGTTGTTGGGCTTGAGGGTTCTGCTGTGCCATTTGTGGATTCTGCTGCATCATCTGTACTTGTTGTGTGAGTTGTTGGATTTGTTGAATCTCTTGTATCATTTCTATTTCCACTTGTTCTTGAGCCATCAGAGAAATATGCTCCATAATATTTTTCTCGAGCTCTCCAAAAATCATAGGATTATTTTTAACCAAGCTTGTTGACATAAACGCCAAGTGTGCTGTGATATGAGCCCGATGGTCTTGACCACGATAGGCTTGGAAAGGTTTTCCTGCCAATCCATTAATATGTTCTTGGGCAGGATTTAACGGCATATCAGGTTGGGGAGGGGGTAATATTTGATCAATATTCTTGACTCCCATAGCTTGATACATGGATCTATAGGCTTCGTACATATTATGCATTTCAGGATTAGTTTGTGCCAGTTGCAATTCTGTTTGTGCCAATGTCACACGCTGTGACATCGAGAAAATATTTGGATCGGCAACCGGTACAATATCCACACGATCATCAAAGTCTTGTGTTTTAATCATCCGATTTCCACCAACAACATCGTACGGATATTCTGGTGGTAAATAAAGTTTGAAAATTTTTGCAAGCAAATTAAATTCTTCCTTCATGCCCGAGTAGAGGCGTTTATGAATCGCAGACATCACACGGGAGCCACGTTCTAATAATGCAACTGTGGTTCCAACAGCAGCTGCTTGATTGCCATCACCCACTTGCATATCTGCAATTCCTGCAAAACGCTGACCGGCATCAACAACATAGCCTAATAAATTAAAAAGAGTTTGACTTGGTTCTTTGTAAGGCAACGTCATGAATCCTTCTTTAACCGTTCCTCCTGGACTATCGACATCTCTCCATTCTCCAGGTTGCAATGGAACCGCATCATCTCTAATTCTGATTCCTCGTGATTTAAAACCAGCAGGTAGATTCGATAATGTTCCCGCATCCAAGAGTTGTCTTAACGCACTTGTTGCTGTACGCGATAAGCCACCAATCATATGAATGAGACCAAGGCCATAGAATCCAAGACCGGGGAGAAATTTAAAATGCACAAAGTATTTAATTTTATGTTTAAGAGGATCGTCTGGATTATAGTTTCTGCGAATAGCTAAAATCTTTGTTTGTGATTCCTCGATGGTTACGATGTAGGGCACTTTAATACCACTCGGTTCTCCTGTCGGATCCTGATCTTCAAAGCCTTCTAAATCCAAATCCACATGCATCTCTAAAATATTATAGACCTCTTCTTTGGCCCCACGTTTAACCCCTGAGATCTCTTCTTCTGTTTTTTGTAATTGATCTTCAATGATCGCTGGATCATGAAGGTCGATGTCTTTATAGAATCCCTTGACTTGTGCTTTTCTCAATTCATTGTGTGTCATCTTGACAACGTGCGTTATCCGCTCTGATTCTTGTAAAGAGGTTGCATAATATGGCACGACTAAATCATCGGCCGGTATAAATTTAGAAACAGCACGCCCGAGCATTTCATCGTAATACACTTTTTTAAATGTTGATCCTGCAAGGGGTAGATAGAATAACATCTGATCCAATTCTTGATCGTACTCTTCCATCTTGTTCATGATTTCATAATTCATGAAGTCCTTGACCCTTTGCGCTTGGTCCTCGCGCATACGATCAGCCATTCCTACAATTTGTGTACGGACCGGTCCGTCTGAGGGGAGGAGTTCTTTGTATGCTTGTGCTTGAAATTGGGTGACGGCTTCTGCGAGCACGGGATGCGTTGCACCCGATGCGCCTTGAAACGGTTCTGTACGTTCTTCGTATTTATAACCTAACAACCCGAGGCCTTTCCTATAGGTATTAATCCATTCGGAGCGTGATTCATTATCTTCTTTGTAGAGTTCAACAAGGTCCGAGGCTAAAGGGCCAAGGACGTCGTCTGGTAACAATTCTGCTAAGTTTCCAAAATGTTCACCACTGTCTTGTGGGGCAACTTTTCCTGGTTCAAAATCAACCGTTACACTGCCATCCTCTTCTTGAATGACATCTACTCCTGATTGTGTTTTTTCTTCAACTTCCTCATCAACAATTTCAACAACTTCTTCCGAAGCTGGGATGGTAATAGATTGTTTTACATTGGGGAGTGCTTTGTCTATATCAGCCATAATATTCCTATTTTATTTAACTAGGTATTCTATACCTTCTTTGATCTTTTGTCCACGAGGATCTGGTCCTGACTCAGGGGGAAGGGCCCAATATTTAAGGGCGGCAATTCCACCATCACGATAACTGTCTTCAGTAGAAGTTTCATCCATTAAAATTTCTCGTCGTACATCATCTGCAGCTAATTCCTCCGGTGTAAGACCTTGACGTCTGTGATATTCATCATATACAGATTTACCCCCTTGGTATACCAGAGAAGCGGCAAGTCCAGGGGCACTAAATCTTGTTAATAAACTTGCCATTCGTGGAGTAAGACCTCCTGCAACAGCTCTTGCTATCTTTTGAGCTCCCTTACCTTTAAAGCGACCACTTAAATCCTTTGCCGTTGTCATCAACATAGGAAACGTCCAATTAATGGGATCTGTGACAATATCTTGCGGATCTCTCCCTATATTAT